GGCGGAAGAAGCGCTGGCTCGGACTGCGCCGACTCTTGACCAGCTCACGGGCCGCGATCTCGTCAAGGACACGCTAGGCCGACCGTCTCGAGTGGGCATGGAGAAGCTGCGAGACGCGGGCATTCCTGGGTCGCAATACCTCGATCAGCTCAGCCGTGGGAAGAAGGGCGTCCACGGGTCGCACAACTACGTCATGTTCAGCGACGACCTCACCTACGTCGATCCGAGCCGCACCGACCCCGACCTGATCGGCGACATGCCGGTGGGCGCGCCGTATCGCACGGTCGGGGGACCGACTCGCGTCTATCACTCGACTGACGCCGACTTCGACGCTTTCGACCCGCGCCGCTCGGAGATCGGGTTCCATTTTGCGGCGAGCCCGGAACTCGCGACAAACGCCGCGATCAAGGGCGGGCGACTGCCGAGCAACCTGACCTCGCGCGAGTACGACCTCGACACGAAGGGCTTCGTCGAGATCGCAGGTCAAGGGAATGGCTTCACGGCGTTCCGATTGATTGAGGATCTGGCGGACAGAGGATTCATCGACAACGACCGCTTCGGCGAACTGATGGATCGCTATGAAGCCATCGAAGACGAGCTTGCGACTGACCCTGAAGAGTTCGCGCTGGCGGTCAATCGGTTGATGAGAGACGCAGTGGAGCCGCTAGGCATCAAGGGTTTCTACTACGACAACCAGTTCGATTCGGGCTTGAACCTTCTCGGGACTGGCCAGGATGTCCAGCCGGGCCGGTCGTACATCGCTTTGACGCCAGACCAACCTGTTGCTGTGGAACCCGCGCCCTCGACCTCCAGCCTCTTTATCCCTCGAGACAACGCGCAGATCGAAACGCTGGCCGGCGCTCCGCAGCCCGCGCTTCCGCGGATCGCGACGCACTTCTCGGGCACTGGCACAGTCGAGGGCGCTATCGGGCCGCATGAAAGCATCTCTGCCGTCGAGTACGACGCCGGCATCGTGGGCAACTACAACGAGGCTCACGGGACGAACTACGAGCCCAGGAGCGTGTTCGATGTCGATCCGAGCGAAGTCGAAGGCGCAGACCTCTACCACGCCTCGCCGGTATGTAAGAACCTGAGCTGCGCGAAGAGGGGTCGCGAGATCGACACCTTCGACCAGAAGAGCGCCGACAAGGTGGTCGAGGTCATCTCTGCCGCGAAGCCGCCGGCGGTCACGATCGAGAACGTCCCAGGCTACGCGGTCGATGTCCAGATCGTGAACCCGGCCGACTACGGCGGAGCTCAGCATCGGCCTCGGCTTCTGATTCGGGCCAGCCTGGACGGGCCTCTGCCTGCTCTGCCGGAGAAGTCCGGCCCCTCCGACTGGTATGCGCTCGTCGAAGACCTGATCGACGACGCACCCGACATGCCGTTCAAGGGCCGGGGTGGGAATGAGAGTTGGGAGGTGCGCCGGCTCCGCAAGGACATCGACGACGGCCTCCTGGACCCGAGCCAGCCCATCATCACGATGGGCGGTTCCGCGAGCAAGGGCCGCGCCTATGCAGCCAATGCCGGCGGGGCAGCGCCGACGCTCACCTCTACAGCCGCCAGCGTTCCGCGAATCATGATGCCGGACGGGCGCGTGAAGCGGGTCACGGGGCGGATGATGGCTCGGCTGATGGGCCTGCCGGACAGCTTCAAGATCCCCGACAACTGGGGCCAGGCGAAGAAGGTGCTGGGCAACGGGATCCACGGGGAGATGACTCGCAAGTTCATTCAGCCGATGGCCGAGGCCGGTCGTCGAGCGAGCCGGGGAGAGTGATGGCGATCGAATACCGGGGCGAGAAGTTTGCGGGATACAACAAGCCCAAGCGAACGAGCAGTCACCCGACGAAGAGCCACGCGGTACTCGCGAAGGAAGGCGACAAGGTCAAGCTGATCCGCTTCGGCCAGCAAGGTGTCAGCGGCGCGGGCAAGCCGAAGAAGGGCGAGTCCGAGGCGACAAAGAATCGACGCGCGAGCTTCAAGGCGAGGCACAAGCGGAACATCGACAAGGGGAAGATGTCCGCCGCCTACTGGGCGGACAAGACCAAGTGGTAGGAGATGTCATGGACTACAGCAGTAAGGTGAACGGGGGCTCGAAGCCTTTCACTCCCCCGACCGAGAAGATGCCGAAGAAGAGCGCGGGCGCTCCGCAGACGTGCCCTCCCTTCACTCCTCCCCCGTCGAAGATGCCGAAGCGGTCTCGATAGCCGTGTTCAACGTACTCGAGATCGACGCGATGCTTCGAGAAGACCTGCGACACGGCGAGCAGGTTCTTGTGTGGGAGCGGTCCAAGAAGCGAGCGTTGGCTGAAGACGATGGAGTCCAGGAGCCCATCGAGTTGGAGGCGTTCACCTTTTGAGCGCAGCATTCCAGGACATAGAGATTCCGTACTGCCCGCGCGAACAGCAGCGGGAGGTGCATGATCTCGTGTCGAACCATCGGTTCGGCGTGATCGTCGCCCATCGCCGATGGGGCAAGAGCGTCTGCTTTGCGAACGAGTTGATCAGGAAGTGCCTCTCGACCGAGAAGCCGGACTACCGTGCCGCGTTCATCGCCCCGACCTACCAGCAGGCGAAGGCGGTCCTCTGGGACGAGCTGAAGCGATACCTCGCGGTCATGCCGCGCGGCGTGTTCACGGTGAACGAGTCCGAGCTGCGGATGGACTTCATGAACGGGGCTCGGATCCGCCTCTTCGGCGCGGACAACCCGGATCGCCTGCGTGGTCTCTACTTCGACGACGTGGTGGCCGACGAGATGGACACGACGAAGCTGGAGCTGTTCACCGAGATCATCCGGCCCGCGATCTCTGACCGGAAGGGCAACTTCTACGCGATCGGAACCTTCAAATACAGCAACGGCGCGCTCGGGCAGCTCTACGACATGGCGGAACAGGACGGCTGGTTCCGGCGAATCTACCCGGTGAGTTCGTCGCAGTCGCTCGACCCGGCCGAGGTCGAAGACGCGAAGAAGGTCATGAGCCGGGAGGAGTTCGCGCGCGAGTATGAATGCGTGCGGGTATCGGCGGTCAAGAACTCGATCCTCGGTCGATACATTGACGAGGCGGACGAAGAGGACCGCATCACGTCTGTGCCCTACGACCCGTCTCTGCCGGTGACCACGGCCTGGGATCTCGGGGTGGGCGACTCGACCACGATCTGGTTCTGCCAGCAGGTCGGGCGCGGCGAGGTGCGCCTGATCGACTACTACGAGGCGAGCGGCGAAGGGCTCCCGCACTACGCCCAGGTGCTGAAAGACAAGGGCTACACCTACGGCGAGCATATTGCGCCCCACGACATCGGCGTGCGCGAGCTCGGCACAGGGAAGAGCCGCTTCGAGGTTGCAGCGGGGTTCGGAATCAATTTCCGAGTCCTCCCACGGGTCTCCCAGTCCACCCGTTCGGAGATCGACGAGCGAATCGAAGCAAGCCGCATGCTGCTCCCCCGCTGCTACTTCGATCGAGAGAAGACGGCCGCGGGGGTCGAGGCTCTTCGCTCGTGGCATCGAGACACGTCGCCGACCGGTGAGTTGAAGCACCAGCCCGTCCACGACTGGGCGTCCCACGGCGCTGATGCCTTCGGGTATCTCGCAATGGGCATCCGAGAGTTGGTCAACGTCGAGCGGCCTCGACCGCAACCCAGAAGGCGGGCCTGATGGACGAAGTGATGGAAGAGCAGCCTGCATACGATCAGAACCAGATGCTCTCGGTCTGCCGCAAGGAGATCGACAGTTCGCTGGGGTGGACCGGGACGCGCCTGACGAGGGCGCGGCAGCGGAACCTGAACGAGTGGTTCGGCAACCGACGCGGCGACGAGGTCGAGGGTCGATCACAGGCGTCGAGCCGGATCGTGTTCGAGCAGGTAGAGCAGATCCTCCCCGGACTGCTTGAAGTCTTCGTCTCGTCCAACGAGGTCTGCACCTTCGTGCCGCAGGGGCCGGAAGATGAGCCCAGCGCGCGTGCAGCGACCCAAGCGTGCAACCACGTCTTCAGGAAGAACAACGGTCTCGAGATCCTCATGACGATGTTCCGCGACGCGCTGATCCAGCGAAACGGCATCGTGAAGGTCTACTGGGACGAGGGTCAGGAGGGCTACTTCGAGACCTACGAGGGGAAGCGACTCGACGAGGTCGCGATGCTCGCCCAGGACAAGCACTTCGAGTTCCGCGAGAGCGTGCCGGTCGTCATGGACGAGGCCGGCGATCTGGTCGAACTGGACGAGCAAGAGATCGACCTCTCGACGCTCGATCTCAACTCTGTGCTGTTTACGATCAAGGGCGTCCGCCGGCCCGATGATGGACGGGTGCGGATCGAGAACGTCGCGCCCGAGGACTTCCTGATCAACCGCGACGCGAAGGGTATCGAAGACCCCTCGGCTCGGTTTCTAGCGCAGCGCATCCGCACGACGGTGTCGCAGCTCATCGCTTCAGGCATCGACCCTGAGCTCGCCAACAGCATCCCGACCACGCAGCCGAGCTCTACGACTGACACGTCGCAGATCCTCCGCTCTTCGCAGCAGGACGGGATCGATAGCGGCTTCGCAGACCGCACCGACTCAGAGCGCAGCGTCCTCGTGACCGAGTGCTACGTCCTGATCGACACGGATGACGACGGCATCTCCGAGTGGTGGCGCGTCCTGGTCGCGGGAGAGTACGCGCAGAAGTTCATCTCTGCGGATCCCGTGGACGGTCACCCCTTCGCCAGCGTCACCCCGATCCCTGTCCCGCACCGCTTCTACGGTCTCAGCCTCGCGGACGCGGTGACCGACATCGAGAACATCCAGACCACGCTCTGGCGTCAGTATCTCGATTCGCTCTACCTCTCGACCGATCCCCGCATGGTCGTGCTTTCTCAGGGCGTGGGCGACACGGCGATGCCGCTGGTCAACCTGAACCAGCTCATCGATGCCACGCCGGGCTCCTATGTCGAGGAGTACGCCCCAGGTGCCCTTCGTCCCCTCGAAATGAAGACGAACGCGGCGGACATCCTGCCGGCGCTCTCGCTCCACAGGGAGATGCTGCAGTCGCGCACCGGGGTGACGCCGGAAGGGCAGGGCATCGACCCGAGTTCGATCAACAAGACCGCGTACGGTGTGATGGTGCAGCAGAGCGCAGCCGCTCAGCGTGCCACCCTGATCGCTCGCGTCTTTGCGGACACGGGCGTCAAGCGGATCTTCAAGCTGATCTACAAGGAGTTGCTCCAGCACGGCTCCGAGATGCAACTGTACGCGGGCGGCGAGTGGGTGCCCATCAACCCCGGCGACTGGGCCACGAACATGGATGCCCAGATCGCGGTCGGCCTCGGGCACGGCACCCGGATGGAGAAGGTGAACAACCTCCAGACGCTGGCGGCGGTTCAAGAGAAGCTCCTGGCCTCGGGCATGAGCAACATGGTCACGCAGCAGAACCTGTTCGCGACCGCGTCTGCGATGGTCGAGGCCCTGGGCTTCAAGGAGCCCGAGCAGTTCATCACCGACCCCTCGATGAATCCGCCCCCTCCGCCGCAGCCAGACCCGGCGGACCTCGCGGTTCAGGCCCAGCAGCAGATCGAGAGCATGAAGCTTGAGATCGATCGTCAGCGGCTTGAGCTTGAACGATTCAAGGCGATGGCGGACCTGAAGGTCAAGGAACTCGACCACGAGATTGAGGTCGAGAAGCTGAACCTGCAGGGCGCGAGCGCAAACATGGACGACCCGTGGTCGATCTTCGATTCGATGGAGGGCGGCGACTCTGCCGCGCTCATCTCCGCGGTCGATCAGGCCATGCTTTCAGTCATGGGTCAGGGCGGAGGTGAGAACCTTCAATGAGCCCCAAGACCCGTCACGAGTTGAACCAGGACGTGGAGCGCGCAGCCCAGGCGAAGCAGATCCTCAACTCGCCCATCTTCGAGGCCGCGCTGTCCTACGTCGAGTCGAGCGCGCTGCAACTCTGCCGTACCGCCCAGAACGCCGAGGATGCTTTCAGAGGGACGCTCCGCGCTCAGGCTGCACAGTCACTCAGGACGATCATGCACGCCTTCCTGGCGAACGGAGAGAGCGCAGCACGCGAGATAGCCGAGATGGCTCGGGTGCGGCGAGAAGAGATCGAGGCCGACGAGGCCCACGCGAACTATCTGAATGCAGCACGGGAGGCTCGGTCGCGTGACCAGTCTGCCACTGCATCACCGGAGAGAACGTAGTGGCAGAAGCACCCCTGACCGAAAACACGGCGCGACATAACGATCCGGGCATGGACGCCCTGATCCGGCACTTTGAGGGCGGTCCGCAGCAGCCCGCAGAGGCAGAGCCGCAGGTAGCGGAGGATCCGCTTGCGCTTGAGGCAGTTGTCCCCGAGGACGAGGCCCAGGAGTGGCAGGAGAAGGCTGCTCAGGAAGCGGAGGCCCAGTTCGACGAAGACCCGATGGTTCCGGTCAACGTGGCCGGCGTGGAGCAGGAGGTTCCGCTCTCTGAGCTGATCCGGGGCTACTCGAGAGAGGCCGACTACACGCGCAAGACGCAGTCGCTGGCAGAAGAGCGGAAGGCGGTCGAGCAGGAGCGGTCCCAGTTGATGCTGGCCTCTCGTGAGGCGGTCGAGCGTTCCGCTCAACTGGCCGCTCAGCTTCAGCAGGAGCTCCAGGCGAACCAGCCCGACGCGAACAGGCTGGCGCGTCTTCGGATCGAGAATCCGGGCGAGTACGCGGCCCAGATGGAAGACATGCGACGCAAGCAGGCTCTGCTCCAGCAGGCCCAGGCGCAGCAGCAGCACTACCAGATGCAGCAGCAGCAGCAGCGCGTCGGATACGAGCGTTCGATGCTCGCAGAGAAGGAGCCCGCGTTCGCGAGCGACTTCGATCGCACCTACGCCGAACTCGGCAAGTGGGTAACGGATCCGAACGGGGGCGGTGTCTCCGTTGAGGAATGGAACAGTGAGTTCGATCACAGGCGCATCCTGATCGCGTATCGCGCAATGCAGAACGATCAGCACCGTGCGACTGCACGAGAGAACGAGACCACTGTCCGCAAGAAGGTGGCGAACCTTCCGCGTCTTCGCTCCGGCTCTCCGCAAGAGGCCGGACACAGCGAGCGCGAGCAGTACGCCGCCGCAGTCAACCAAATGCGCGAGAGCGGCACGACGAGGGACATCGCACGAGCCCTTCAGGCCCGCTCCGCACTGAACAAGGCGAGGAGGTGATCCAGCATGGCGATCACGACTACTTACGACACGGCCACGATGGCCGGTCAGCGAGAAGACCTTCAGGACTTCATCTACAATATCTCTCCGACCGATACGCCTCTGCTGACGGCGGCTGAGTGGACGACGGCCACGGCCACCATCCACCAGTGGACCGAGGACGAGCTCGCGAACCGAACCGACAACGCAGCGGAAGAGGGGGCCGATCAGGTCACCACGACCGCGGTCAGCTCGGGCACGCAGCTCTCGAACAACACCCAGATCAGTCGCAAGGACTACGGGGTGTCGGGGACGGCCGAGGTCGTGACCAAGGCTGGACGCGATTCGGAGATCGCCTACGGACGCGCGAAGGCGATGCGCGAGATCAAGCGTGACATCGACTTCATCCTCGCTGGTGGCCCCGGCGTCGGTCCGACGACGTTCAAGAGCCACGTCAAGGCGACCGGCACGGCCTCGACGGCCCCGCGAACGGCTCCGATGCCGTCCTGGGTGAGCAATGCCAACCGCGGCACGGGCGGCACTGCGCCGACCGCGTTCGCTGGCGAGCACACCGATGGCCTCGCGACGAATGCCAACCGGCGTGCGTTCACCCAGGGCCTGCTCGACTCGCTGCTCGAGGATATGTGGGTGGACGGTGCGAACCCGTCGCTGCTCGTCATGGGCGCGAAGGCTCGCTCCGACTTCGCCACCTTCGACGGCGTGGGCAACACGACGGCCGCGACCAGCACGATGCGAACGGATCGCGCGTCGAAGACGGTGTACGGCACCGTGGACGTGTACGTCTCGTCCTTCGGTTACACGCTGAGCGCGGTCAACTCGCGGAACCTCCGAGCCTTCGGTTCGACGACGGCGACCGAGGGCACTGCGCGCGACGTGTGGGCGATCGACCCGGAACACCTGAAGGTGGCGTGGCTCCGACCGTTCGAGGTTCAGGAGTTCGCGAAGACGGGCGACCGGATCACCGAGGCCGTCCTCGCCGAGTACGCGCTCTGCGTGACCAACACGAAGGCGCACGGCCTGGTCGCTGACCTCAACTAGCGGCGTCTGGGATAAGAGAGGAGTGGCTCCGCCGCCTGCGTGGTGGCCTTCGGCGGGGCTGCTCCTCTCGACCAGGAGAGATGTGAATGGCAGGCAATAAGCGCACGAAGGTGTTTGACCTGGGACTGGTGCCGGTGACGGTCCCGTCGAGCGAGATCGACATGCGCGGGTTCACGCACGCGACGGTCTTCATCAAGGCACCATCCAACCTGTCTGCAACCGCAAACCTGATTGTCCGCGTCGAGTTCAACCCTGCCCCCATCGGCGAGGTTGGAAACTGGTACGAGTTGTTCTCGCCCTTGAGTCTTTCGCAGAGCTACAACCTGAGCGCGAATCCTCTGGTGCTAAGCGCCAAAGACGCAGCCGGAAATCTCTACGCAGAGAACCGCGCCTACCCGATCATGCCGATGGACTATCTCGGCTTTGCGTCCGCTTACGAGACCTCTTCGGGCGAATACGTCTTGCCGCATCGGATGAGACTGATCCCAAACAACTACGGGATGGAGTTGAAGGTCATGGCCGCAAGAGAGGTCGGGTGATGGCAAGGCGCAAGACGATCGACATGGGAGATCAAGCGCAGGGCGCGGTCAAGTTGATCGACGCTGGCGAGTTCTCTGATGGACATGTGTTTATAGAGCGGGACGGAACCGTTTTCTCTGGATTCAAGTTCTACGCGAACCCGACTAGCGTCGATGGACCCGTCTACCAGCTTTTCAACGGCCTTTCGGTAGAACCCGACGATTCCTATTTGGCTGCGTCGTACTCGGACTACGAACCGGTCCAGACTTTCCACGCGAATCAAGGGGCATATGACGCTGGACTTGAGTTTGCGGTCGAGCTTCCGTTTTCTCGAGTGAATGGCTCAAACGCTACGTCCGGCACAGGCGGCTTGGAAGGAAGCGCGTTTACCAACATCTACAAACAAGACTCCAAGCTCCCCAGATACTTTGGCATCCAGTCCGTCCATGGGCCTGTAAGGATGACCTATGAGCTGCATCAGCAGCGGAGGATCAAGAGGTGAAGACTAGACACGCTGTATACAGCCTCGGGGATCTCGCTGCGAATTCGTACTCGAACGAGGTGGATCTCGGGACATTCTCGCACGCTTGGATCTACTTCAGGCTCGGTTCGGACAATACGAACACCATCCGAGTGCAGGCCGCTCCTGAAGAGATCGGAGAGACGCCTACCTGGTACACGTTCGGCAAGGACGCAAACTTCTCAAATCCAAATGCACGAGTATGCGCGCCGCTCCCGCTCGGCGTTGGGACCGACTATCTCGTTCCCGCACGCTTGCGCGTCTGGGCTCAGAACCCGATCACCGATCTTTACATCGAAGGCATCAGGGATCTCCCGTGAAGAGGAAAGCAACCCAAAGCCTCGGCGTGGTCTCTTCGGCAAGCGTCCCCGTGAACATTGACCAGTTCGATACTGCTCTGGCGTTTCTTCGTAACACGGGGGCGACGACTGCGACGTATCACTTCGAGGCAGGATACGAGCGCGACGGTACGCAGCACTGGTCTCGACTTAGCAACTTCGCGCACTCGCTACCCGGTAGCGCCACGGATGTGGTTCCGATCGGAACCTCATACGACTTGACGAGTAATTACATCGCGTTCCCGATGAAATTCACGCCAGGCAGGGTCCGGCTTGTGAAAGACAGCGGGCCGGACATCGAGTTTTCTGTCGTCGCGTTGAGGTTGAGCGTATGAGCGCATGGCTACCCCTGTCGGACGGGAACCCGTTCTCGACGAAGATGAAGGTTCACACGAACGGCACGTTCACGATCAAGAACGAGCAAGAGAACATGAATGAGATCCTCGAGGTCAATCGAGCTCTGCTCAATCACGACAAGCGAACCACGTCTCTGTGGGGCGACCGGACGCACGTCCACGTCGCGCGCATTCCCGAGGAACTGATCGTGAAGTGGTACGTCGAAGAGGGAATCAATTTCTATCGCTGCAACGATGAAGACCGAGCGCGTCTTCTCGCGAAGCTGAATGACGCTGACTACTCGAAGCTCAGGGTCGCAGGAGGAAGAATCTGATGGCAATTTCGAGCTACTCCGAGCTGCAGGGTGCAGTCAACGACTACCTCGTCTTCACCGACATCGGTGCGGTGTTCGACACCTTCCTGGGGATGGCCGAGGCGCGGCTGAACCGCGAGATTCGTACTCGCGAGTTGGAGTCGGTTTCGACCTTCAACACTCAGACCGCTCAGGAGATTACGCTCCCGACCGGATATCTGGAGATGATCGACTTCTACGAGACCGGGTCTGGTGGGCGGACACTGAGCTACCTCAATCCCGGTCAGTTCTGGTCGCTCGAATCGTCGCGCTCAGGCACGGCGCAGCCGAAGTATTACACGATCATCGGCGACGAGATCCTGCTCAGCCCGATTCCGGGGAGCCCCGGTCGCAACTACCAGCTCCACTTCTACCAGGAGTTGACGGGGCTCAGTACGAGCAACACGACGAACGCTCTTCTGTCGAAGGCTCCCGACCTCTACCTGTACGCGACGCTGCTCGAAGCGCAGCCGTACCTTGCCGACCAGGAACGAGCGATCGAGTTCGCTGCGCTCTATGACAGGGCGAAGGAGTCGCTGATCGCGTCCGATGTCCGGTCGAAGCTGCGGCCCGGCGCTCGCATGAAGACCGGCGGTAACCCGATGGCCGATGGGAACTTCCGCGTAGCCTGATGCCCCAGTACGAACTCGGACAATGGCTCCCTGATCTGCCGGTAGTCTCTCTGCCGGGGTTGCGTCTCTGCTCGAACGCGATCCCGACCGCGCGAGGCTACCGGCCGTTCCCCTCTCCTGGGCTCGTTTCAGGGAAGAGTGCGCTCGCGTCCGAGTGCCGGGGGGCTTTCTCAGGCGAGTCCGAGAACGGGACGCAGTTCATCGTCGCGGGCACCGACAGCAACAGCTCGAATCCCAAGCTCTACTTTGTGTTCGGAAGTACGGTTGACTGGCTGGACGCCACGCCTGCCACTGCGCTTTCGACAATCGACACGACGGCGAAGTGGGACTTCGATCAGTACGGTAACGAGGTATTCGCGGTCGCGAAGGGCGTCGATCCGCAATACGTCGATGTCACGAACGATCCCGGCCCGACGAACAGGTTTGCGGACCTTCCGTCGGGCGCGTCGCAGGCGACAACGTGTGCGGTCTTCAAGAACTTCCTGATCCTTGGGAACCTTGTGGGCCGGGGGTCGAACGCGAGCGCGATCGGTACGCGCGGCAACGCACTGCACTGGAGTGCGGTCGGGAACATGACCGGTACGGACTCGTGGCCGACCGTGGGTACTGCGACGGCCTCGGACGTGCAGTCCGATTGGCAACTCCTCGATGGTGCGGGCGGCTCGGTCACGCAGATCAAGCCGGGTGGCGAGTATTGCGCGGTCTTCCAGGAGCGGGCGACGTGGCGCATGGATTACATCGGCGCTCCGAACGTCTTCTCGTTCCGACTGATCGAGTCGTCGATCGGATGCTCAGTGCCTCGTTCGGCGATCTCGGTCAACAACGTCGTCTACTTCCTGTCCAATCAGGGGTTCATGGCGTTTGATGGGTCTGGAGTTCGGAGCATCGGGACGCAGCGCGTCGATCGGACGTTCCTTGATCAGTTTGATCGAGTGAACTCAGAGAATGTGTTCGCCGCCCACTCGCCCGAGAGCCAGTGCGTGTTCTGGGGCCTCTCGGATGGCTCCGGCTACCCGCAGACGCTCTACGGATACCAGTACGAGCGAGACCAGTGGTTCACCGTCTCCTCTGCCGGACTCCGGCTCCAGGCGATATTCCAGGCGCTTGAGCCGAATGTCGATGGTCAGCTCGACTACCCGCCCTACAGCACGCAGAACATGGATACGGGATCGGATCTCGCCGTGGCGGATCTCGACCGCCTGGGCTTGACGCAAGGACGCACCGTCCTCGGCTACTTCGACCAGAGCAACAAGCTGGGCATGTTCTCAGGCTTCGATACGCCGATGCAAATGAGTTTCCAGACGGGCGACTTCGAGATGCCCGACACCAACAGGGCGGTCTTGAATTACATCAGACCCATTCATGATGGTGGGTCGATGACGGTGCTGGCATCGGGGCGCAATACGATGTCCGAGTCCGACTCGTACAAGCTATTGCGCGACGCAAAGTCGAATGGCGTCTTCCTCCCCTCGCCGGGCGCTCGCGTGGGGGGACGGTACCTGTCCGCCGTGCTTGCGACGAACGCGGGCGAGCCGGCAGAGAACGTCTACGGATTCGACGCCGATATCAGGCTGGGAGCGGCGAAGCGTTGATCACCATCGGCACAGATCCCGCACCCGAGACCTTCAACGATGAGAAGGCGCATCGTGCAATGATCGCTCGCCACTCGAAGTCTGTGGCGGACGCGATCAAAGACCTCTATCCGATTGTCTGGGTAGGGACTAGCACCACTACAGCAAACAGCTCTATCACAGCCGTTTCGGCCCCTGGAGTGATAGCGGGTGACCTGATCTTCGTTACTCCGCGCAATACGGTCGCAGCCGAAATGCAATCGACCTCTCCCGGCGTCGCTGCAGTCTCTTCAGCCGACACAATCAATCTCGTTCATGCGTCTCAATCAACTGTGGGTCAATTCCAGATCATGGCGGTGCGGACATGAGCGCAGCAGTCCCCATCCTGTCCACCGTCAAGGTTACGGCGCTCACCAAGGATCAGGCGCTGGCGCACTGGCCGGTTGTCGGCCCGATGCTCGAGAAGGCTATCCCGCACGCTTGTGGTCGGATCACTCTTGAGGACGTTCGCCAGGCGGTCGAGGACGAGATGGCGATGGTCATCATCGTCTGGGATCCGCAGAAAAGCGCCGTCTACATGGCATTCAGTGCGGAGTCTGAGGTCTACAAGACCGGGGTCAGGTGCATGAACCTCAACCTCGCTGGCGGCGACTCTGTCGAGCTCTGGTCTCACCTCTGGCCTGAGCTGAAGCGGATGGCGAAGACGATGGGCTTCAACCAGATCGAGTTGACGGGCCGACCCGGATGGGGGCGCGTCCTCGGACTCCGCGAAACATCTCGAACATTCATCGAGGACTTGTAAATGGCAACGCAGCAAGAGAGCAAGAGCAAGACCCGGATCAACCCGTTCCTGCGTGAGCAGGGAGAGTTCGCGGTACAGCAGGCGCGCAGCTTCTACGACCAGATGGTCGGGAACAGGCCGTCCACTTACGTCGGCATCTCTCCCGAGCGTCAGCAGGCGCTCGACATGGTGCTTGCCCAGGCCCGAGGTGGCGGCTCCGGCGTCGCGCAGACGGCGCTCGACGAATACAACAAGACGATGTCCGGTCAGTACCTGAACAACAACCCGTACCTCGACCAGATCGTGAACCGTTCAGTCTCTGCTGCCGGCGCAGCTCCGATCTCGCAGGCCATGATGGCGGGGCGTTTCGGGGGCGGCACGATGGCGAACGCGATGGCCGACGCGATGCAAAGCACCGCAGCGAACCTGTATGGGCAGAACTACCAGCAGGAGCGCAACCGGATGATGGCGATGCTCGATCGGTCTGGTCAGGTAGACGATCTGCAGTACGGAGCCGCGCAGAGGATTGGGCAGGTCGGTCAGCAGTTCGAGCAGGATCAGAGCGCGCAGGTGCAGGAGCAACTGAACCAATACAACGCGGACGCGCAGACGTTGCAAGCCTTCCTGAGCTTGCTGCAGGGCAACCCGCTGATGGGCGAAGTCACAACGACGATGTCGGCAAGCACGCTCGATCCGATGAAGATTGCCTCCGGTGCTGCCGGCGGCCTCGCGATGCTCTAGGGGGGGCTTCAGATGGCAAGCTACACAGGTCCGAATTCCGGCGGTTTCAACCTCGCGGAGTATTTCTCTCAGCCGAGCTTGATGGGCAACCCGGGCGCGATCTCTTCTCCGAGCATGGACTCGGTGATGGGGCAGTCGGTGCTGTCCGCTCCGCCTGGGATGGCGAGCGATCCGACGCAGTATGCGGTGCAACAGTCGGTGAGCCGAAAGCCCATGCCGATCCCTCCGCTCTCGACGCCGCCCGCTCCCGCTCAGCCGTCTCCCGCTCAGCCGTCTCCCGCTCAGCCGGCCCCCGCCTACGGCTGGGACCAGTTGGACGCCATGCTCGGCGACATGGAGCCCTACAGAGCAAGCGCGCCCGGCCTGGGCGATCAGATCGGCGCAGCGGTCGGAACGGGGCTCGGAGCTCTCGCGCAGCCCATCGAAATGCTGATGAGTCCGGTCACCGGCCTGCTCGAGACGCTGGGTGCAAGCCCGTTCGGTCAGTTCGGTTCGGGGTTCGCTCAAGGGGTTGGCAACTACGACTACGGCGGGTTCGGGCTCCAGCCTGGACAGAACCAGCCCATGACGCAGTTGGACCCGGTCGCCATCCAGGCGGAGATTGATCGATTGCAGGCTCTGCTGGCGCAGGGTGGAGGTATGCCGTGAGCATCTACGACCTCGCCCGTCAACTGAACCCTGCGGTCTCAAGTCTGACAGACGGCGTGAAGGGGATCGTCTCGCTGCCGGTCGGCCTTGCCCAGCAGGCGGCGAGCATCCCGCTCGGAATCGCAGAGCAGGTGGCGACTCCCATCGTCAATATTCCGCAGCAGTACCCGAACCTGACGAGGATGGTGGGTGGCCTCGCTCGGGTCGGCATGGGTCTCGGCGGCGACCCCTTGGCCGCGACCAAGCTGGACTACTACAACGCGCTCGGGAGCGGAGCGCAGCAGGATGCGATGCAGGACGCGCGGCTCCGGCAGGCGTACTCGATGATCCAGCAGCAGCTACCTGACTTTGATCCCAGCGACCCGGTCCAGCACCAGGTGGCGATGTCCATCATCGGGAACGTCGCGGGTCTCGAGGCGATGCAGGATTTCCATTCCGAGTTCGATCCGAACATAGAACGCGACCGGCTGATAGAGATGGGGAAATACACGGCGGCTCTTCGAGACGACGTGGCGAAGGAGTACGACACGCTCCAGCAGGTCGAGGCGGCGTACCGGACGATCGTGAGCGCCTCAGATACCTATGTCGGTCCAGTCGCAATGGTGAAGCAGTTTGAGAAGATGCTTGACCCGACCGGCTCCGTTCGCGACGGCGACTATCGAATGCTCGCACAGGCTGGCGGCATGCAGGCATGGGTAGTCTCTGCTCTCAATGATCTCAAGAGCGGCGCTCCGCTCAACCCGGACCTCAGAGAATCGCTGCAATCAGAGGCGACGAAGTTCTACAACAACCGGCTGCGCGCAGCGGGCAAGCGATACGACGCATTCGAGAGCTACGGGCAGGCCACGGGATTGTACGAGGGCTCCGAGTTTGACGATCTGTTCGGCGGCTACAGGCCGGGCGCTCCGATCGCGACGGGAATTTCAGGCGACATCGATCGGTACGAACACCGACCTGTCCCTGAAGAGGCGCTCGATCTGATCCAACAGTCCGGGCTCCCCTATGACACGCAGGCAGTCTGGGACAAGAAAAACAACCGCTGGCAGTTCTACTTTGAAGACCAGAGCCAGCCGGGCGGCGTCAATCTCGAATACTTTGGGAAGTAGGTAGCGCCAATGGAACTGTTTAAGAATGGGGAGAAGGTCGAGCGGCGCGCCGAAGACCAGATCCGACCGACTCAAGGCGGGCCGAGCTACGTCGGGAACCCGTTCATCCCGAGGACGATTGAGCGCGCAGCTCCGCCGGACACCGCCGAACTCCAGATGGTCCGCACGCCGAATAGCCAGAAAGTCAACGCCATGCGGTACGGCTTGTCTCAGGTCGATGCGGGCCTGGCCGGCATGGCCGACCTGGTCGCTCGCGGAGCCGACTGGCTCTATCCGGGCGACGAGGTCACCGGGATCGAGAACCCGTACCTGCAGTTCATGACTCCCGAAGCGTCGGAGGCCCGACGTGAATCTTTCTATGGCGTTCCCCCCGGATACGAGCCGACCGGGCAGCTTGAGAAGCTGATCAATGTTGGCACCCAGGGTGCCGGCATGACTGCGGCAGGAGGCATGGGCCTTGGCCCTTTCCGAGCGATTCCGGCCGGCATCAAGGGTGGGCTGGCGGCGTATCGAAGGGGCTTGACGAGCGACTACGCGCGAAACGCTGCCGGTCTTCTGGCGTCAAACACCGCGGGCGTCGGGATCAGCGAGGGGCTCCAGGACGCGGGGGTGGACAGCCTGCCGCTCGAGATCGGCCTCTCGATGATGGGCGGGATGGGGGCTGATTCGATCGCTCGCAGAGGCGTCAGGCGCGTCCAGGGGCGCAAGGGGTCAAAGGCGCGGCGCGATGCGATCAGCAACCTGCCGGACGAGCTGAAGCCGGTAGACACCCCGCTCTCGATGGGTCCGAACCCGCCGCTTGGACGCCTCGTAGACGCGCTCAGGTCGCGTTTCCGGGCTCGTATTCAGGACGGTGCATATACCGAGGGCAACCTTGTCGATTCGCGCGACAGGGTCATGGAGGCCCTCTTCGGGCGTCTCGAACTCCTGACCGACGCCGACATCGAGACCGCGCTGGCGCAGCAGGGGATGCAGGCCGCAGAGAATCTGAAGCGGCAGAAGCGCATCCAGGACGACATCCTCGCCGAGATCCAGCACTTCGCGGACCTCTATGAGCAGGGCCGACCGGTGCCGAGCCTCTATGGCATCCTCGCAGGTGCCGGGCTCTCGAACACCGACCAGGGCTCGCTGGCGAGGCTGATGGCGCAGGGGCCGTTCGTCCAGGAGTTGCAGGCGGCGAATGCGCGAACGCTGGACGACGTTGCGGGCCGCGTCCGGGAGATGGTGCCCGAGGGCGCAACCGGGACGCCGCAGGCTATTCGCGAGGCAGGCGTCGCTGCAGAGGTTGCAGCGCGCGAGACCGCCCGAGCGCCCTTCGAGCGTCCCGAGCCGGGTGTTCCTTCGAGAGTGAGTCAGATCCTCAGAGGAGACGGGAGGATCCCGACCGAGGCCCTGCGAGTTCGCGAGTCAAGCATCCAGCGAGCCTTCGAGGGCGCGCGGGAAGCCGCAGAGATGGGTGGGGCCTATGAGCGGGTTCTGAAGCCCGCCTATCGGGAGCTGGAGGACTGGCTCAGCAACCCGCGCACGCTCGACGAGACTGGGATGGTTTCGCTTGAGGATTTCTACCAGTTCCGGCGCAGGCTACAAGGGATGCGGAACGCCCCAAACACTGATGATGAACTCCGAGCTTATCTGGGCACGCTGCTGCCGCGATTGGACCGCATGGTCATGCGCCGTCTGCGGCATCGAGACAACTCGCTGTACGAAGAATTGACCTCGTACAATGCTGGCTATTCCGAAACGATGGACAACTACGCGAAGTCCAGGCCGAGGACGATCGAGTCATCAACAGATGCGACTCGGCAGATGAAGGCCGATGTCGCAAACGCCTTGATCAACCCCCAGAGCTCGGCCTCGGAGTCCGCGTCCCTGCTCAGTACGGCCCGCCGGCTAGACACGCTCTCCGGCCTCTACGGTCCAAAAGCAGTCGCAGACCAGGTGCGGGTCGTAATGAATGACAACCCCGCGCGACTAGCAGAGGTCGAGGCCTCGATCCTGAATCGGATCATGGAGTCTGCTTCTGATCCGACCTCGACGGCTCGTCGGATAACCAAAGCGCAGGAGATGGTCGAGGGTCCGAGCTTCTCCGAGGACGAGGGCCGGATGATGGCGCT